AAGCAGGCGTTGGGGTGGCATAAGAGACCTATTAGAGCATTCATAGACAAGGTCTCTTATAAGCATGGTACCACTGGGTGGGTGTTCGCCAAACCGATGTACGATAAAGTAGATCCAATCACTCAGGGCGCCGGCATGATACACAGAGTCGGCAACAACTTGAGTCCTGGTTGGAACCAAGATTTTATAGACTACTTCAAGTCTTTGGTCAACGGTCACTTCCCAGTGATGGTTGATGATGATTTGAGAGGGATAGAGGATTGGTTAGATCACGCCCCGTACAGTAGAGCCATGAAAGACAAGTTCCGTCGCATAGCACGTGAGCAGAGCTTTCTCACAACCGCAAAGGCCGGCAGCGATGCCTTTGTGAAGTTGGAGTCTTACGCCGAACTCAAGAATCCGCGATTCATAAACTCCCCTACAGACGCAATTAAATGCCTATTGGGCCCACTCGGGTTCGCAATGGACAAGAAGTTATTCAAGCACATGGGGCGTCTGTTCGTGAAAGGCTCCAAGATCACAGACTGGCCCGGATTGATGTTCAATCGATTCGGCAACCGGCCGGTGGTGAACACCGATTTCACCTCAATGGAATGTCACCACAGGGACATGTTCGCATGGTGCACCTCTTACTGGATGAGACACATGCTCCGTGGCCTCAATGTGGATCGAGCTACGAGGCGGGCGCTGGCGATGGTCGTCCTCGGTGTCAACCGAATGACCTCCGCTCGCATCCGATGTTCGATCGTAGAGACGCTGATGTCCGGGGTGGCGTGGACCAGTTCCAGCAATGCAGTGCTGAACATGGCCATTAACTCATACTTGTGCCTGAAGGCCAAATACCCTGACTTGAACGGCCAGGCCTTAACCGAACATTTCGGTGAGTTCAATGGCATCTTCGAAGGTGACGACGGGTTGTTCGAGGAGATTGGGGGAAAACCCGTCACGCAGGACGACATTGACGAATTAGGAGCCAAACTCAAGTACGAGCGTCATTACGACTACAGCACGGCCAAATTCTGTAGCATTGTCGTTCCATACGGTGGCAATTGTTTGAGCTATGACCCTCTCAAAGCGCTGCTCAACTTGTCATGCGTGGATCCCCAATACGCTCACGCTCGAACTGGCACGAAGATGGCTCTGATTAGAGCTAAAGCATTGTCTTATAGGACTATGTTCGGGCGCTCCCCTGTGGTGGGAGCCTTGGCCTGGCGATCACTGTACGAGACTAGGATGTTTGATGGTTCTGCTAAAGTTGAGTTGGTGCTTGGCTACGGCAAGAACGTCAATGTCGAGGATGTCGTACGGGTTGAGACCAAGGAGAAGTTGAGCGTTTCGGCTGAAGACAGGTTTGCATACGAGAAGGCTTATGGATTGTCCATTACAGACCAACTCGCTATTGAAAACCATGTTTATGATGTCAGTTTGCCTTTGACACTGCCAACAGACGGCATGATCACAGCACGGACAGGTTTCATAGGCGAGAACCCCAAGCCAAAGCCGTTCTTCGACGAGCTCATGGCTATGATCAACGAACAAGATCTGATGCCGATGAGGGACGGGGATACCCTTCAGAAACGCATCCTGAAGCACTCCAGCAATGGTGATGCCAAGAAGGGAATCGATGCAAAAGACTTAGTCCAGGTCTTCTTGCACGGTGGGATTAAGCTCCCGCCTCCCAAGTTCCGGTCTGCGGAGTTGAGAGACCGGCTGAAGCGCGCCAATGCGCACATGGACAGCAAGAGCAAGAACACTCCCGTTGAGTGGATCACCCCAGACTCAACGATGCTCAGAAGAGGGTGAGCCTCCCGCTGCGGCGGGGGAAGGGGCCTGAAGAATCGAGATGCTAGAAGCCTCGAGCCCAATCAGTCAGCATTAACACTATGGCCT